CTTTATTACGAAGCGTACAGACTTTGCGTTGAGAACGAAGACCAAGAAAAGATAGTCGAACTATCTGGTAACTACGTCCAAATCAATCCTGCGACATGGAACGAAAAGCGTGACGTAATGGTCGAATTGCGCCTTGGATATGGCGAACAAGAAAAAGAAGCCCAAAAGCTACTCTCAGTTCACGCTTTGTTTAGCCAAGACCCAACCATCGCTCCACTCTATGGAATGGAAAACAAATTCAGGATGCTTAAGGCTGTCCTAGAACAGCAAGGCATCCTCAATGTGGAAGACTATCTGACAAACCCAGAACAGCTTCCACCACCGCAGCCAGACCCAGCTGCCGAAATGCAAATGCAGATGCAGCAAAAGCAGCTTGAGTTGCAGGAACGTCAGACAGCAGTCGCAGAACAGCGGCTCCAGTTAGACATGATGCAAGCACAAGCAAAGATTGAAACAGATCAAATGAAAGCACAGGCATCTCATGCCCTTCAGTCTGACAACCAAGATTTGAAGGAAGCACAGTTCCAACACAAGGTCGAAATCGACCGCGGCGAACTAGAAATCCTGCGCAAGAACACAACAGATGTCCGGGGCATTGCAAGCCCAACCGGATAAGGAGAAATCATGGAAGACCAACAAAAAGAAGAGCAGCTTTGCAGATTAGGTGATGAGGCTGATGTCTTACTGAAGACTGACGCCTTTAACCTGACTGTAAACCAATTAGTAGATGCCTGTTTCCAAGCGTTCAGTAACTCCAAGCCGGAGGATGCTGACGCTAGGGAACGCTCCTACCACCACTACAGAGCCTTGGTAGACATCGTATCGACCCTACAACAGCGGGTCAGTGTACGCGATGAAATCCAAGCCAAGGTCGCTGCTAACGATAACAACAATCAAGAGGAATAGGCACCATCAATGGAAGACGTGCAACAAACTACCTCAGTAGACGCACCAGTCGCTTTGTCAGTAGACGAAGCTGCTGATGCAATCCTTTCGCGTTGGGAAATCAAGGACGCTGATACACAGCCATCCGAAGAACCAGAGACGGAAGAAACTCCAGATGTCACCGAAGAGACAGCAGACATCGAGGAGTTAGATGACGCTGAAACAGACAATCCTGAAGAGGAAGAAACAGACCAAGATGAAGACGATGCTGAAGAAACTGAAGACGATGACGAAGCTGACGATGAGGAAGCTGAAACAGTGTCTGATGACGCTCAAGTCGAAGTTACAGTTAATGGCAAAACGCAGCTTGTATCCGTTGCTTCGCTTAAAAGATTGGCTGGTCAAGAAGCTGCCATCACCCAAAAGTCTCAACAAGTGGCTACCCAGCGCAAAGTGCTGGACGATGCCATCGGAAAAAATCATCTCGCTTTTCAAAAGATGCTGGAAAAAGCTAATGAGCGTTGGAAGCCTTATTCTGAGGTGGATATGCTCGTTGCTGCGAAAGCTATGGAAACCGAAGATTTTGCGGCCCTAAGAAAGGAAGCTGAAGAGGCGTATAACGACCTCAAGTTTCTTAACGAAGAAGCCGATGCTTTCTACAAGAATGTCCAAGAACAGCAACAATCTCAGCTGCAAGAAGCAGCAAAAGAGTGCGTGAAAGTTCTAGCTGAAGACATCCCAGATTGGGATAACAAGCTATACAACGACATTCGTACCTACGCTGTATCGCAGGGATTAGATGAAGCGGAAGTCAACAATTACGTTGACCCGGCAGTAATCAAAATCCTCAACAAGGCTCGTTTGTACGATGCCGGAAAACAGGTAGCGACAGTGAAGAAGAAAGCAGCCACCGCTAAGAAGGTTCTACGCAACAGCAAAGCCCCAATGGGCGATAAGCAGCGCAAGAGCCAGAAAGTAGCCGAAGCGAAAGCAAAGCTGCGCGAAAGTGGAAACGACCTCGATGACATTGCAAATGCACTTCTATCTCGCTGGGAAGCATAACCCAACAGCATAGAAGGAATACAATTCAATGCCGACTTACTCCTCATACGACCAAGTGGGTCTGAAGGAAGACGTTAGTGATATTATCACTGACATTACTCCTACAGATACCCCAATGGTCTCAATGCTGAAGACACAGAAGGTTCACAACCGTGTCTATCAGTATCAGACAGATTCGCTTTCAGCTGCTGCCTCAAACGCACAGATTGAGGGTGCAGACCCAACAATGGCAACTTTGACTGCTACAACCATGATTTCGGGTAATACCCAAATCTTGACCAAAGCATTTCAGATTTCCCAAACTTCAGACGCCGTATCAACATACGGACGTGCCAAAGAAACAGCTTACCAACTTGGTCGTGCCTTGAAAGAAATCAAGCGTGACCTAGAATTTGCTTACGTTGGCGCATCAAACGCAGCCGTAGCGGGTAACGCTGGTGGTTCACCAGCTGCTCGTGAAATGGCTTCAGCAGACCAGCTGATTGATGCCGCAACAACCGAAGCTGGTGGTACAGCTGCACTGACAGAAGCAATGCTTCTCAGTGTCGGTCAGAAAGTGTTCAACGAAGGTGGAGACGCTTCAGTCTTCATGATTAAACCAGCTGACGCTCAAATCGTTGCCGGCTTTACAGGAGCCTCTGGTCGCTATCGTAACTTCAACGATGCCCAGAAGACACTGACCAACGTGATTGACCTCTATGTCTCACCTTACGGCGAGTACAAAGTCGTACTCAATCGCCACCAAATGACAACTCACGCCTTCCTGCTCGACCCATCAATGTGGCGTTCAGCAGTATTGCGTCCGTTCTCTCGTACTCTCTTGGCAAAGACCGGAGACAGCGAGAAGCACTTCGTTGTTGGCGAATACGGCCTCATGCACATGAATCCTAAAGGTTCAGGCATGATTAACGCTCTTACATAAGCGTTAGCACCAATTAGGAGTGAGGGGGCAAACAGTGGATTTTGCTCTCCTTACCACTGCCCCTCACGCCTTTACCCCTTCAAGGAGAAACAATGAATACAGAAGACAAG